CTTTACGTCAGGTCATCCTTCTACGGCTAATCGGCCTGCGGTGGCACCTGGCCATCAAACAGTTCTTCGATAAACCCGAAGCGCCGGAAGTCGCGCACCCGCATCGGGTAATGAATAAATCCAGCCAAGCCTTGCTATTGTTAGGGATCGATGAATTTGACTGCATACGATACCCGCTTTGATACCCTCTTTGCGGGTTTTTTCTTCCGCTTACTCTATCCCTGCTACTGATCTGGCTTTGCCGTCTCGTCATCGGTCCAAAGCGGTACGCTCCACACCACGCTGTCCCGGATCGCGGCGTTGATCTCCTCAAACTGCTCGGAAAGCCACGCCTCAATTCTCGGCTCGCTCTTGATCCAGGTATCGAGCTCGCGGATCTCATCTTCCGACCAACCGGCCCGCCCCTGCATGACGGCATTGACGGTGAATCCAGAATCGTAAGCATTGCCCTCGGTAGGCTCATCCCCGTCGCGGAAGTAGCAGACAGTCAGATAGCCCGCCAGATCGCTCGGGGTCGAAACCGAGAGCCGATACGCCACGATCACGGCCGACACGCTTTCGTCCGAACCGAACTTAATCCGGTTGAGCAGAGGTGTGGCGCTCAGCATCACCATGCGGCCGCTACTCAAGCGTGGCATGTCTGTCCTAGCGATCCGGCAGCGCGATGATTGCTGTTGCGACGACCAACCTGATTGTTCGGTACATGCTGCCTCCCATGCCAAAGCAATGCAGCCGACACAATACCATCCGCATCAATTGATCGGGGAATTGCATGTTTTGGAAAGTGATCTAAAGTTGGTCTGGGTTGATCATACTCAACCGATCAAAGCCCTTCTCATCTCGATCGCATGGGCCTGACCGCACCCAAGGTAGCGCCGAATGCTGGCCACCGTGGGCTTGCATAGCCCTGCCGCTACAGCATCTCTAAGCGTAGCCAGTGGATCGACCGCTACCGCCGCATTTGGTCCAGCTTCGACCTTTACCGATGGGCCCGGCGTCCGGAACACTTCGAACCAGAGAAACGCGCCGGTCAGTTCGATGAGGATGGCGAAGCCGACGCCTACCGCGAGACTGATACTGGCATCGCTACTCCCCGTTACTGCTGCCAGTCGCGCAATGACCGGATCGGCAAGCCCCACCGCTCTACCACTGGTGACAGCCGCAGTCGCGCCAACAAGTTCATCCCGCAGCCTGGCGGCGCGCTTCGCTTCTGTCAGTTCGTCCTGCAGCGCTCCGGTGCGCCGTTCCGTCCTTGCTCGGCTGAGCTCCGCGGCTACCGTCGCCACCGGCCGGGCCTTGATGCTGGCCAGAGCCTCGCGCATTGCCTCGATCTGCCGGCCTACATCGGCTACCTGTACCGACTGCTGAGCCCTGACGTCCCCAGCCCGCATTCCCGCATGGGTGAAAAAGGTCAGATGGCCGTAGACCGTCGCCAACAGGCAGGCGGACCAGAGCAGCCAGACCACCGGCCGCCGAGATAGAGCGGGCAGGAGATGCGCGCCGGCGCAAATCGTGATGGCCATGGAGACCAGCAATGCCCGGTCAATCACTGTGCCACCACGATCCCAAGCGGCAACACTGGTCATTGCGATTGCGGAAAGCGTTGCGACCAATGCCAGCGCAACCCTTGCTGCCCTCGATTCAGTCACGGTCGCGCATCCGATTGCCATCCCGCAGCGCCTCCAACCGCTCGATAAGGCTCCGCAGGGTTTCGCGCGACAGGTCCGCCAGCGCACCAAGACGTTGGCGATTGTCCTTCTCGTAGGAGCCAAGATGCCGCAGTAGCTTGTCGGCCGCGCTGTTCTTGTCCCAGAGCTTCACCTTCCGGATATAGCCGATCCGCTTGCGCCCCTTGCCGGCGCCATCAAAGAGTTCTTCGACCTCAACCGATGCAATCGCCGCGCGTACCTCGGGCGCCATCTTCTTCACCGGTAGCAGCGAACCATCCTCGGCGAACAGTTGCCCGGGATCGAACAGGCCGATGCGCGCCAGTTCCTCGATCACGCGGGCCTCGGACACAACCGCCTTGTCGGATGCGGCCTGGCGCAATTCCCCAATTCTCCCCGTAACCGCCCCGTCAGCAAGCAACTCGCTGGCGCGCTTGTTGATGGTCTCCGGCTTCATTCGGCTGGCGTCATAGGCTCGCCGGTATGCCTCCGACGCATTGCCGGTCTCGATGTACGCCAGGGCAAAGCGCTCCTGTTTTTGGGTCAGTTCCTTGCGTTTCACGATGCGCCCTTTCTTTCGATGGCATCCAGTGCCCGCAGGGCCTCGGCGATGTTCCTGGCCGCCTCGCATCGCGATGGCAGGCTGATCGCCTGACGGAAGCTTTCCTGAATCACGGCTTCGGCCTGCCCGGCTTGCCCATCGGGATCCGCCATGACGTCGCCCAGGGCCTCAAGCGCCCGACCGTTGGACACAATGGCTTCGAGCTCGGCAAGCAGCCCGGACACCACCCCCCGGGCTCTCTGTACGGTCTCCAAGCCGCTATCCGCGTCTTTCGCCCTGCCTGTCATGGCCCGACCTTCTCAAGCCCAACCGGCGGCAGTGCCGGTGCCAGCGCCGGATCCAGCCGCCTCGGATCAAACACCATCACCAGCGTTCCGTCTTCGTTGATCTGGAAGCTGAACCCGAAGGCCGGCAGCATGCCGAGCACCTTGGACATTTCCTGAAGGTACCCGACCAGCCGGACAATGCCCATGGTCTCGGTCATCTTCCCGCCGCCCAAGCGGATGCCCTTCGCCATTTCGCTGATCAGTTGATCGAGGTCGCGCTGAATGTCGCCATCGATCAACTCACGGTCTGCCGCGAGCAGCGTCTTCTGCAGCGCCTTGGCGCCATCCCGGCGCAAGGTGTCGTAACCCATCGTCTTGCTCAGGTCCATGTTGCTCATCGTCCTTTCTCCTGTTGTTGTGCGGCCTTGCTGGCCTGTACCGCATCCTTCAGCAGTGCATTGCGTTCCACCGTCAGCGCGTCCAGCTTCTGGCGCTTCTCTGCTGGGCTGGCATCGCTGCGGCGTACCTGCTCGGCGTCCTTGTTGATCACCCCGAGATTCTTCGCCGCGCGTTCCAGCGGCTTCGCCTCGCCGGCCAGGGGTGAGGATTCCTTGTCGTCGGCGAAGGTGCGCAGGCCCATTTCGTCCAGTTCCTTCATGGTGCCGCGCAGGCGCTTCGATTCCTGCAACAGATCGTAGAAGGCGGTCTCGTACTTGGTGTGCTTTGCCGGCTCGTTGGCGTAGAACCGGCGCACCACCGGCAATTCATCGGTGCGCTTCTCTGGCAGTTGGTCGCCGAAGGCGGCCTTGTCGGTCAGCATCAGGCCATACAGCGCCCAAGTGTTGAAGTAGCCACGCAGCAGCGCCTCGGCCCGGGCAGGATTCACCTGCAGGCTCTCCGGCAGATCGCGGGTGGCCATGCCGGCCGCCTTCATGGTCTCGCTGGTGCCGGGCTTCGATCTTAGGAAGGGCTGCACGTTCTCCATGCCCGGCGTCTCGATCGGCGCCTTGGTGAAGCTGTTCTTGTTCGCGGCCTGCTCGTACAGGGGCGCGAGGATCTGGGGCATCAGGTTGAGATTGAAGGTCGCGCCCAGGATGCGGGCGAAGTCCTTGCCCAGGCCCTGCGGATCGGCCGCGATGATCTTCTCGACGCTGCGCTCGGCGGCCGACGACAGCGCGCCCACCTCCCAGATCTTCGGCCAGCGGAAATGCTGGTCGCCGACGAAGAAATGCCAGTTCGCGTCCCGGTCCCAATCCGGCAAATCCTTGTAACGCGGATCGTCGCGGTTCAGCAGATAGAGCCCGGCCGACATCAGCGCCATGGTTCCGGCCTTGGCCGCGATGGCGCCGCGGTTCGGGTCGTGAGCCAATCCGCGATAGAGCCGGTCCCAGGACAGCACGGCGGGTTTGAGGAACATCACCGTGTCGTACATGAAGCCCAGCGCCTTGCTGTCACCGCGCATCGCGAAATCGGTCGAAACCTCCCGCCCCTGGTAGGCGGCATGCCTCGGGTTCTCGCCGCGCTCGATCGCGCGCCGGTACTCGCCCAGGCGGGTGCTCATCTCGAACGCATCGCCCAGCGTCTCAACGAAGGTCAGCAGCTTGTCCGGCGCATCCAGCACCGTGCGGTAATCGATGCCCTGGTCGCGGTAGAACTTTTCCAGCTTGGTGCGGAAATGGCCCTCATCGAGGAAGATCGAGGACAGGCCGCCGCCGTTGGCCAGATAGTCCCTGTAGACCGGATCGCTGGTCATTCGCGACGCCATGCCCCTGAGACTGTCCAGGACCGGCACGAAGCCGGAGCGTGACATCACCGCGCCCATGAACGTATCGCGTGCCATGTTGGCTATCCAGAACTCCGGCGTTGTCGTGATACTGGCCTGGCCGATGCGCTTGGGTAGGCCCAGCCACTTCACAACCTCGTTCATCACCGGGCGATCGATCGCCTTCAGCGCCCGGTAGGCAATGGGGTCGCCGACCTCGAACCAGACGGGCTTTCCGCCCTGCAGGACCGCCACCACGTTGTTGCCGGCCGGCGGCTGGCCCTTGATCAGGAACTCGAAGAAGGCCGGCGCGTCGCCGTCGAGGGCGATGCCGTATTTCTTCAACAGGGCTTCGATCACCTGGTCACCGCTGATCTTGACCGGCCGCGACTCGGCATCGATCTTGACCATGAAGCGCCCGCCGCCTTCCTTCATCGCCAAGTTGGCAATCTTGCGCCGCGCCTCGTTCTTCACCGACTTGTCGAGCAGCATCGCGGCGTTGCCGATCATGTTGCCGAGCACGTCCTTAATGTTCGTGGTGCCGCCGGTCAACTGCTGTATCCCGGCCCAATCGCCCGGCTTGCCCTTGAGTCCACCGGGCTGGTCGACACGATGGAACGGCATGTACTGCGTGCGCTGCCACAGGCGCCGGGCCTCGGGATTGATCACGCCCTGCGCCTCGGCGAAGTCGAGCACGCCCTTGTTCCATTCCTGGTACTCGGCGAATGCCTTGGCACGCTCCGGGGTATGCAGCCGCAGCATGGCGTCGATCTCGCCCTTGGTGAAAAGGTGCTCGCGGCCCTGGCTCATCAGTTCGTTGGCCGACTTGCCGACGAAGTAGAGCAGCGCGTCATCGATGCTCTTCGACACCGGCCGCAGGATCTCTTCCAGGCCCTTGCCGGCGAACTTGAAGGATCCATCCGCAGCCTTCACCGGGTAACCGAAGCGCACGGCGCCATCGGCGATTGAGGCGGAGGCCCGCGACAGCCGAGCGGATTCATAAGGTCCGTTCGGGTTGATCTTACCGGTCAGGTCGCGTTCCATGCGGTAGATGCCGTGCAGGTCATCAACGGTCGATTGCCTGAACTTGTCCCAGAAGCCGTCGAAATACTCCGCGAGGGGCTTCTCGGTGCCGATCTTGGAGCGCGCCCGGTTCAGGGCGTCCTGGCCAAACCAAGCGGTCATGTCGGCCTGCGCCTGCTTCAGTGCCGGGCCGTACTGGTGCGAGTCGGCGAAATCCGAGAGCCAGGCGAAGACCTTCGGCGCCCGGGCTTCCAACGTCTCGGGCTGGGTCAGGAACAGGCGCACGCCCTCGGCGAAACCCTCGCGGACGTTTTTTTGATCGTAGCTGACGGACTTCAATTCGGCAGCCAGTGCCTTGTCGGCCTTCCACGCCGCCTGCAGTTCCGGAACGCGATGATCGATCAGATGGGCGACTTCATGGGCAGCTACCTCGATGTCGTTGGCTCGCTTGGTGCGGACCTCTTCAACCTTGGGGCGGAAGAAGCCCAGGCGCTTCTCGCCCTTGATTCGGCCTTCGTAGACCGTGGTGCCGATCTCGCTGGCGAAGCGCTTGATGATGTTCTCGCGCCGCTTCGGTGCCGGCAGATCGGCAACGCTGGCGGCCTTGCTGGTCGCCGGCCGGTACTCGTCGACCAAGGGAACATAGTTCGCGCCAGGTGCCCAGGAGTTCAGTTCCTGCGGCACGACATCGGGTGAAGAGTCGGCGCTGGCGGCACGGCGCTCGAGTTCGGCGGCAATCTTGGACCGTGCGACTTCGGAGAGCGTAGGCGCCGTGGCCAGTCGCGACAGTGCGGCGTCATCGAACTCGGTTACAGCTTTGCCGGCGACACGCGGCAGGCCGACAGGCCTCTTGCTGGCGTCCGACCTCACCCAGCCCTTGAATGCATCCATTTCCATCGGCGTGATCGCGCCCAGCCCCTTCCAGCCGGGTTCGTAGTTGCTCTGATAGACGCGCCGCGCGTCCACTTCATCGATTGCGCCGAGGATCACCTTGGCCTCGTCGTACTTGCCGGTCTTCGGGTTGACTTGGTCGATCACGAAAACTCGCGTGGACTCCGGCCGCTCGCCGATGAACACGTCGACATGGTCACCGTCCCTTGCCGTGCTGCGCTTGATGTAGCCGTAGTGGTGCTGCATCTGGGTTTCCCAGGTCCGGCCGCTGGCATCGGTGCCGCGCCGGACTGATCCCTTGGGGTTCTCGATGCTGATTGGCAGGCCGTGCAGATCAAGATGGCCTTTGGCATACGTCCCGGCCTCGATCTGGGCCGGCGTCGGCTGCGGCTTGCCGTTCAGTGGCGAGGTTGCCGCTTCGTGCGCCGCTGCGTCGACCTCGCGCCGCTTTGCTTCGCGTTCCAGCTTCAGGCGCGCCGCGTCCGACAGCGAGACCATGCCGCGCCACTGGTTCAGGGTCGCGTCATCCAGTTCTCGGACCTTGCGACCGAGAACCACATCACCCTGATTGCGCGCCTCGATCTCAGCAACCTTGGCCGGGTCGCGTAGCGCGTTCAGGTACTCAGGCATCTTGTCCGCCGGTACCGTCACCGTGCGCGCCGTCCTGCCGTCATTCACGCGCAGCGTGTGCGATCCATCATGATTGCGGCGGAAACTCTCGATGGTGTTGCCATCGCGGACATGGCGGTTGTAGTGGTCGATCCAGCCGGCAATGTTGCCCCGCTCGGTCAGGATGCGCTCGGCCCGCGCGATGGAGTCTTGCGCGTCCGCCCGGCCCTGCGCAATCCCGGTGTCAGTGGTTGCGGATCGCCGCGGCTGATTCGACTGCGCAAGGTCCGCACCCTGAGCCCCAATTCCATCGCCCATTCCGGAAGGCTCTGCGTTCGACCGTCCAGCGTCAGCCGCTTCGAATCGCTCCGGTACGGCAGCCACTCCGGCATCACCGCTCGCGCCAGATCGAGCTTTTGCGCCAGCAAGCGTTGCCGCAGCGTCATCGGCGGCATACCGATCTGCCGGCCAGCTTCCTCGATGGTCAAGGATTCCCCGCCCAGGCTTATCCGATGGCAATACCTCCGGTGCGGAATCTGGCGCTGGTGTCTCAGCCAGGCCACGTTCCCCGGCTCGTAGTTCCCCCGCAAGTCTCTCCGTCCCAGCCAGAGCAGCCGATCCCGTTCCGGCTTCGGTCCAACCGCCTGCAGGAACGTCTGGAAGCTGGTCAGCCATTCCGGACAGATCGTCACGCCCCGGCCGCCGTAGTTCGACCAGTCCGGATCCTGCGGATTCAGGCATCGGGATAGGATTCGGCGCCACGCGTTGTACGTCGCCGCCGCTCCTGACCATTGACGGACCATTGCTGCCCCCTGCCTGCGCCCCGTTTCGCGCGCTCCAATCGTTGAAATACATCGCCGCCTCATCCGGCGAAATCCGCATGAGCCGTTGAAGAACCTCGGGGGCTGGTGTCGGATGATGGTTGAGCAACCCCCGCGCCGTCGCCGACTTGCCGGCTCTCCATCCCGGTACTACCGCCATCGGAACAGCATTGATGGCCGTGTCCACCGCCGTTGCCGCTATCGGGCTGCCGGTCTTGTCGAGCACCCAATCACCAGCGCCTTGTCCGGCTTCGGCCAGCTTCTGGAACGGGTACATCACGGCTTCAGTTGTCGCCTGCCCCATCTCGCCGCGCGGCTGGAAGGTCAGCGCGCCGCCGACCTTGTGCACCACCTCGGCCGGGTCGGCGTCAGTGAATCCCATCGCCTTGCCGGCTGCCGTGCCGATGCCCGCGAGGCCGGCAACGGGTAGCGCCACACCCTGACTCAGCAGGTTCGCTCCGGTTTCAGCGATAGCCGTCAGCGGGTTGTTCAGCAGGACGGTCTTCAGGACAGACGGCCGCTCCGGCTCGATTGGCGCAAGCTCCCAACCTCCGCTGCTACGGTCTGCATCATCGAGCGGAACCAGTTCGAAGCCGCCCGCCATTACTGCTTTCTCCGCAGGTAGGACACTGGACGCCCTTGGGCGTCGAGCACCTGGTAGCCCTTGCCATCAACGTATTTCCCGATCTGGTGACCCTGCATTTCGGGTATGCCGGCAAGCGTGCGTCGCGCAAGCTCAGCGTCAATCTTCGCCTTGCCGTCGGCGCCGGCAGACCGCCCGAGTTGCTGAAGCTGGCCCTCGGTCATTTCGGCGACCGGCTTGCCGGCGAAGGAATCACCGCCAGGCTTCCGTCCTTGGCGCTGGTCGAACCAGTCATCCGCGCCGAGCATGCGGCGGTTGGCAAGCGCGGCCTGACGCGCAAGGGCAGGGTCATAGTCTTTGTTTTCGCGACCTGTGTTGCTGGTCTTGGCTGTCCTGCGCATGATCTCCTGCGGCGACAGGTCCGCAGTTGCCTCGCGTGCTGCCTCGATTTCGGCATTGCTGCGCTGCTGAGAGGTGGTCAGCCCACCGTTCGCCAGCCTCCGCTCCAGCGCTCTGTCCCGTTGATCGAGATTCATCCTGAGCCGATCGTCGCGTCGGTCTTCTCTGGTGTCCTGGCCCTCTTGGCGTAACCGTTCGATCTCAAGCGACTTGTTCAGGCTGGCTCCCTCGGCCTCGCGCTTGCCCTGCTGCTGTGCCATGAACTCGACGAGCTTCGTCGGCGCCAGCGCGCCAATGGCCATCTTGCCCATGTCCGCAGCAGGCATGGTCTTCGAGCCGAGCAGTTGCCCGTTTTTCTGATCGAAGACATCGAGCTTGAACTTCCCCTCGCCAATGCTCGTCAACTTCGCCTGGCGGCCATCGGGATAGCCGCGGTTGTACAGGTGCTCAAGGACCGGCGCCGCCGTGTCGTAATCGCCCGCCGTCAGCAGCCGCTGAGCCTGAGCGAAGTCGTTGGCATAGGCATGGCCCTGCTCGGATTCGGTGAAGTCTCGCCATGCCTTTGCCTCTGCGATCTTCCCCTGCCGAAGGTACGCTTGCATGACGCTCGGGCCAACCGCATCGAGGTAGCTGCCCCGCTTCTGCATCCCCTGCGGCGTCCCCGCGGCCACTGGCTGGGTGGTGGTAGTGGCGGCCGGAGTCTCAGGCGTACCCCCATCGGTAGCGGTAGCGGCGGCAGTTGGAGCGGCATGCCCGGCCGCCGGACCAGCGCTGTCCGGCTTATCGCCAGCAAGCATCTTCCGTATCTCGGCCTGGTCGTCGGCCTCTTGGCGCTTGCCCACCAGCCCCATGAACTGCGCCGCCTGCTGCGGATTCCCATAGCGCATGGAGACATCGCCCAATTCCTTTGCGCGATGCTTCCAGATTTGGTCTGCGGTGAAGGGTTGGTCCTGAGTCTTGCCGTCCATGCGGTACTGCGTCACCGTTTCGGCGTTGAAGCTCGGCGTTATCCCTTCCGGCGCTGCGCTCGGACCATCGGGGGTGGCGCTTTGCTGCGCCTGGGCCTGCTCGGTTAGCTTGCCGCCGTCCATGTATTTCGGCAGGTACTGCCCGGTGTCGGAGTCGTAGACCGCGCCATCGGTGCCGGGGGTCGTTTCAACGCCCAGCTTCTGGCTTTCGATGGTCTCGGGCCCGGAATTCGCCGCTTTGACCATCCCGATCGCGCCCGCGATTTTGTTGCCGAGTGTGTAGCCGTCCAGGAAATCCTGAGCGAATCCCATTACCCCCCTGCGTCGCCTCGCCATGATCGTTACCCCACGTTCGGATTCGCTTCGCGCCACTCGATGGCGCGCTCGATGCCGGCGATTGCCATGGCCAAACGGTCGCGCATCGCGGTTTCGGCCTCCAGTTGCGAGAGCAAAATCCTGAACTCATCGCCGTTGGCGGTTACCAGATGCACGGTACCGACCAAGTTTTCGGCATGAAGCTTGATTGCTGCCACCTTCCGCGCACGTGCTTCGTGCTCATTGCGAACCTGGTTAAGCCTCGTTTCCATGTCCTCGATGCGCATCTTCCGCACCAGGCCGTTATTCGCGAAAACGCTGCCGGCCGCCGAGGCCCACTGGCTTTCATCAACGTGTGCCGGGATAGATTGGGGTTTGTATGGGGTTTGTGGTCCATCGTCGGGCTCCTGATCGTTGAAGGTATGGAGTGCCATGCTACGAAGGCGGCGCTGGGCTCAGCAAGGGTGCAACCGGATATGTCCGCGAATCTCAGAGTCGTCGATACTGACGGCAGAACGAATCACGGGACAGGCGGCGCCCGTCGTGAAGAACTAGCGCGTCATCCGAAACCCCAGCAATCACTTCGTGCGATCCACTGCAAAGCCCAGCGAAGTAGGCGAATGCCTGTTCGGACTTCATCCCTGGTCGGCATTTCTTGAGGTCACGCATCAAGGGAGTCAGCGGGCTTCGATCTCCGATGGAGCGATCCCGTTGATCCAGGGAACCTGCAATCACCGCAACCGCAGCCGCGAATTGATAAATATCGCCGCGCATTTCGGCATCCCTAGCCAATATCGCGCATGCAAGGCTCCAAGCGCCACGCCGATCGCCAGGCCTGCGCAAGTCCGCAAGCACCGCGGCAACCTCCGGCCGCGCCTCGCGGAAGTCATCGGCAAGTGGGCGCAGCACGGCCGCGATTGCCTCAATCTCGGCGGCCGGCATCCCCTCGATGCGCCAGGCAATGGCCGCCCGAAGGTCATCAGCGGTCAGCAATGCCCCGACGGAAACCCTTGCCGTTGAGCGGTTTCGATTTGCAGGGGGCGTTTTCGGGCCGCTGGCGGGTTTTCGCGTGCCGCCGATGCCAGCACCTTCCCGCACCCCTGATCGTGGCACAGCGACAGGCATGGAAAGCGGGGCGCCCATTCAGTGCAACCCCGGCCCATTGACCCGAGCGATGAACGCAGCGTGAGCCGCATAAGCCTTGGCGAATGTCTTGCGCAGGATCCGGGCAGCTTCCCCGGCGACCATGGCATGTCCAGCGTCGAAGTCCGCGGCATTCTCGTCCGTCAGGAGGCCAAGGAGTTCGACAGCCGCTATCAGGCCGTCATTCAAATCAAGGAGTGCCCCCGATATATCGAGCTCACGCCGGGACATTTTCTCCGCAGCCTGGCGGTACTCGTCGGCCAATGCATCGGTCTTGTTCTGGGCGGCCGTCACATCAGCCCCCGGCGCTTTGCCTTCAACCAGAAGACCTCGGCGGCCTCGATCAGAGTTGGCGCCAACAGATCGTCGCGCAGTTGCCAGCGGCCACCGGCATAGACCACCGCGATTGCATTCCGCATCTCGATCGGCAGCACGTCGATTACCGAATCCGCGATCTCTGCGGACCAGCCGTCGCATTCGGCCTCCATGTCCTCAACCGACGAAAGGCCGCCACTGGCGAAGCCGGCCGAGCGTTTGCGGTGCCCGATTTGGCCGCGGTACGACCGAGACCAACGCGCCCAGTTGTCCATGTGCCGGTCTATCGCCGTCGGGATCATGCGACGCAGGCGGTCGATTTCATCCCAGGTCATTCGCCAGCAACCCCATCGCGCAGCATCGCCATCGGCCCATCTATTCCGTTTTCGATGAACTGCCCCGATGGCGGGTGGAACCAAAGCGGGATCTTCCCCTCCCACTCGCCATTGCGCTGCTTGTCGCAGATCAGCGCCGCGTCTGGCGCCTTGGGGTCGTAGTTGGCCCCTTCCTGGATGGCCCGCTCCTTCGCCTTGTTGCGCCAGACCGTGACGACGTTGTCGACCTGATCGGTGATGGCGCCGGCACCGCGCACGTCCATTTTCCCCGGGGGTGTTTTCTCGTCCTGCTGCTTCCGGGCATGCGCTACGAGATGGACGTGAATGCCATGATCGCGAGCCGTGGCAGTCAGGGAATCAACGAACGCCTTCTGTCCGTTGTAGTCATCCTCTCCTATCCCGCATTTCATCAGGGAATCGATCACGAAATGCCCGACCTTGAGTTGATCGGCGCAGTAGCGAACGATGGCCAGCATCTTCGCCGCCTTCACCGTGCCCTGTTGGTCATACAGCCAGAGCCGGCGATTCGTGCTCTTGCTGAAGTGACGAATGAACTCGACACCCGGCTTTCGGTCGCCATAGGCCTGCCGGCAGATGCGCGCCAGCGTGACGGCCGGCTTCATTTCCATGCTCGCGATACAGGCGCTCTGTCCCTGCTGCACCAACCCCATGCAGACCATGCCGAGCGCCAGGCTTTTTCCGTGACCGTTCAGGCCGTTCCACAACGTGATTTCACCGGGCCGCAAGCGGATCATGTTTCGCGTCTTCGGCCAAGGCAGACAGCACCCGTGCTGTTCCTCCGTGCCATGAAAATGCTGGATCACGTCATCGGCAAAGGTCTCTGTCGATCGCACCTTGTGGGCAGCATCGGTGTCGTCCATGTAGGCGCTGAAGTCGATGTTGTCGGGAATCATTGTGGCCATTGCATCGCCTCCCGGGCCTGCTTCTCTTTCGCCTGCGCTGCTGCGTAGGCAACCTGATCGCCCTTCCGTGCCGCATGGACCGCATCGGCCTGTGCCTCCTGGATGGCGGTCAGGTGCTTCCGGTCATCGAACGCGATCCGGCCGACACCACGAACCCACCACCAGCCGATGTCGGTATCGAAGGCCGGCGACTCGACGGCGATCTCCTGCGCGTATTCCGTCAACCGTTCGTAGAGCCGAACCGCCGGCGCGGAATACTCTGCAAAGAACAGGATCAGATTGAGGCCAACGACGCAGCGCAAGTCCAGCCGCTCTATCGGGTCTTCCGGACGGATCAGCAGTTCAGGCTCGTTGCAGGTATCAGCCCAGCGCCACCAGTCCGGCTCGCGGAAGTCGCCGAAGGAAACGAAGACGAATCCCGCAGGACGGTTCCCGACCTTGCGCATGGCGATCAACGGGGCTGCGCCGCGCGGGATCATGCGCACCCCCGGAATGTGGGAGAATTCCGCCAGTCATCCGATCCGGGGAAACCGCCCGGTAGGTCATACGCTTCTTTCCAATGCTCACCGGTACCGAAGAACGTA